CAAAATAACAAACTGGATAAATCCATTCGTATACTATCTCAAGATGTAATATTGAATGACTTCACATTCCTCAACGAAGAAGAACAGATTGATGAGCAAGTAAATGAGTTTTGGAAAAACAATCTCAACGAATTATACAAACAGATACAAGAATTCTATTCATATGGATATGGTGTATCTGAAATAATCTTCGATGAAAATGGAATACCAAGAAAACTCTATCAAATACCTGCTAAATCTGTTTTCATACACGAAGAACGAACCAATGATGAAAATGGTAATCCGGTTTCTTCATATTATGCTATTCAACAAATCGTTGGAAAACCGGATGTGAAGATGAGATTGAGTAGGTATAACTATACTGAAGAGGATGATGACTTACCAGTTTGCCTTTGGCTTGGTGGTGGGAAAACTTCAGAGTTTTATGATACACCATATTGGTTACCTGCATTCAACAGTATATCTGCAAAAGTTTCACTTGATGAATTGAATGCAAAGAAAATAAACGAAGGAAACCTATTATCCGGTATATTAACTGTCATAAGACCACCAGTAACCAAAAGAGATGAATCTGTTGATGATACACTTGAAGAACAGATGCACGAAGCAGGAACTGGAATAATGACTTTGGAATTACAATCTTTCAATTCTGAAATTCCTTTTGATGTAAAGTACATTCCAATTTCAGAGCAGAATTATGATTACCTTTCTAAACTTGCAGAGCAATGTGATGATGATGTATTGTCCTGCTTTAGTATACCAAAGATAAGAATGATGAATGCTTCTGAAAAGGAGTCAATGAATTCAAACAAATCCGATGTAATATATGAAGTGTATACTAAATCTCTTGAGAATGAGCAGATGCCTTTTGAAATACAGATAGACAAATTCAACTTGAAGTATTTCAATTATCGTGCAAGATGTAATATTGAAACTCCAATCTTTAGTGATAAGAAGGAGATTGAAGTTGATATGATTCTTCGATTGTTCAACAATGGAATAACCACACTTGGAGAAACTGTCAAAGCAATAAGTGTACTCTATCCAAACTTAAACTTGGAATACAATGAGAACAATCCAATATTCTTGGACAGATTCTACAATGGTAACTTGCTTGGAATCGAACCAAATACTGATGACTTGAACGAATTCGATGATGTGAGGGATATAATTGAATACCTCAAAGAAAACTAAATACTTCATCAACAAATCACAAAGCAACAAAAGAATAGCGAAAAGAACTGCATACAAAATTCAACAGTACAATAATTTCGTTATAGATGATTATGTGAAATCAGTTGATGAAGGAAATCCCAACAAGCCATCTGAAGCAATGCTATGGGTTGACTTGGCAGTATTGAACAAACCATCAGTATATAAAAACTACCAAAAAATCATCACAAGCAAATACACTTCAAATGATGCATTTCACAAGATGTTAATACGAAACAAAGCACAGAAAGATTTGAATCGTGTAGTTGAAAGTCAAGTAGAACGAATAGCAAAGAATGTTGACTTTGTAGAATCTACATTGAAAAACTTTGAAATGCCATTACAAGAATATCATCGAATGCTTGATGAACAAAAGAATCGAAGTGTAGCAAATCGAAGAAAAGTAATGGAAGAAGTAGCAGTAGCAAGAGGAGATATTCTTGCAAGTGAAGGATTGAACATACCATCATCATATAGTTATCGTGACTTGGATGTCTTAAGTGAACAATTACTTCGTGAATCCCAATCCAAAAGCGAATGGGAAGAAGTACAAGCAATGAACGAAGAATCAGTTGCAAATGGAAAATCAGAAGTATACACCAAAAAACAATGGATATGGACTGGAGCAGGAAAAACAACAAGACATTCAGAAATGGAATCCTATCCAGTAATCGATTTAGACAATACCTTCCAAGTTGTAGATGAAAATACAGACACATTAGATGAAATGCTATATCCAAGAGATACCAATGGAAGTTTTGAGAATGTAGCAGGATGTGTTTGTGAAATAGAATATTTAGAATAAAAAATTATTTTTTTTCTTTTCGTGGAGATGTCATTCTTTGACATCAAAAAGTATAGATGGTTTGAATCCATCATCCACGATACCTAAACCGAAATATAAATGTAGGAGTTGCTTAAATTTGACTGAAGCCTTAATTGTGAATGGTGTTATCATCGCAAATGGTGTAGCAGATTCCGATGGAGATGTACTCTCTAAAAAAGATATTAAAACAATTTTTATGAAATATCAAAGAGATACAGACACAATGCATACCAACATCAAGAATTATGGTGTTGAAGTATTCGCATCTTGGATATCTGAAATTGATACCACAATAGATGGAAAAATTGTTCCAAGTGGAAGTTGGTTGGCTACACTTAAAGTCACAAACGAAAAACTCATTCAATGTATTGAACAAGGAAAACTCAATGGATTTAGTTTAGGTAGTGTTTCTGATAAAGCATATACTCCTAAATACTGGTTTATTAATAAATCCTTGAATTATCGTGATATTAAGGACATTGAAGAAGTTATTCCTTTATTCATATCATTTGTGGATAAACCTGCAAATCAGTATGGATGGGAAGTAATGACATACGATGCATACATCAACAAAAACGAAAAGGATGTTGAAGAAATGACTGATATTGAAAATAAAGAAGAAATGATATCTGTTTCTGCTTTAGAAAAAATCAAAGGATTATTTGTCAACAAATCCGAACAAGAAGAAGAAACTGTTGAAAAAGCAGAAGGTGAAGAAACCGAACCAACTGCTGAACCATCTGCAGATGAAACAGTTACTGCCTTATTCGAAAAACTTGACACAATAATCGAACAAAACAATCAAATCCTTGAAGCAGTTGCAAAAGCAGAAGAAACTGTGGATGAAGAAGAAGAGATTGAAAAAGCAGAAGAAGATGAAGAACCTGCCAAAGAAGAAGATGTTGAAAAGGCAGAAGAAGAAGATGAATCATCTAAAGATGAGGAAATCGAAAAAGAAGAATCCGAAGAAGAAGATGATGAAACTGTTGAAAAAGCAGAAGAAGAATCTGAAGATGTTCGTGTAGATAAAAGAGAAACAAATATGATTGAAAATCAATCAACTACAAGAACCGAAACATTCTACCAAAAAACTGGCAGAGATTCCTTCGGAAGAAAAATAAAAAACTAAAACTTATCTAAATTTAATTTAATCAAAATTGCGAGTTGATATTTTATGTCTAACATAATTACAAAAGATGATATCGTAAATGGAAAACCATTTGTACTCAAATGGGATAGCAATCCCGGTTCTCAAGGTGCTTGGAATCCGGCTTGGAAACAACAAACAGAAGCAGAAAACTTCTTGGAATTAGTTGAAAACAGACCATCAATTATGAATGAATCAAGATTCATTACTATGGACAGTATTGAATATGATATCAGTTATATGAGAATGGATGTTGATTTACAATCAATGAAACAACTATCCGGCGATAATAAAGGTGCACAGTTAACCGATGGTTACACCGACCTTACTGAAACCGAACCACAATTCACAAGAAACGAATTAGTTGCAGAACCATTCTCTGCATTCACTTATACTGCTAAAAACTTCTTAATTGCTAATATTGAAAAAGCAAGTTTCTTACCACACATTGAACAATTATTAGCAGAAAGAGTAGGTTACTCTGCAGAACAAATCAGTATTTATGGAATTAAAAAATCTACTGGTGCAACTTCAAGTGGATTTGACCACATCAATGGATTACTTCAACAATGTGCTGACATCAACACTTACTACACTTCTCATGTTGCAACTAATCCACAAACTCCTATGGGTCAATACACCGATATTGATTTATCCAAACCATTAGTGCCACAACTTAAAAAGATGCTTTCTCAATTTGCTTTACAAAGAGGAAACAGAAATGGTGCTAAATTCTATGTATCTTCTATTATGGAAGGCAGATTAATGGAAGAAGCAGATGCAAGAGAAACTGAAGAAGGAGACAGAATCTACTTCAGAGGAGACCAATTATACATTTGGGGAGTACCTGTTCAAGTAGCAGATGTATTAGATGTTCCTAAAAACAGTTACAATGAATTTGTAATCCTTGCAAACCCTGATTCTATCGTATATGGTTTCTTGGAAAACATCACTTCCGAAAACAGTTACGAACACGAGAAAAAAGCATACTTGTCCTCTGTTGATGTATGGTTCGATGTTCTTATCTTATACGATAAGGATGTCCTTTGTGCTGAAGTACCTCCCATCTAATTCAGAGTCAATCTCTGATGACAACACAAGTGTAGAGGAAGAGACTACACAAGACATATCTTTCACAATCAACGATGGAACAGATGCCATTGGTGGAGCAACAGTTACCATAGGTGAAACCAGTAAAACAACTGGTTCTGCAGGGGGATGTAGTTTCACCGGTATCGCAGAAGGTTCTGTATCTGTTGAAGTAAGTGCTGAAGGCTATGTCACCAAGACAGAAACAATCACAGTAGATGAGGAGCATACAAGTTTCACAATATCACTTGTTGCAGATACCGAAACAACAAACCCATAAATGTAGAGTTACATCTACATTAACTTATCTTTTTTTGAAGGAGTTGAATAAACGATGCAAGATAATGAAATAATCGATTCAGTATTAGTACACCTTCAAGGATATGTTGTAGAATCTGATGAACCAATATCTGATTTGGAGTATGACAAAAAGGTTTCATCTACTGAAGTATTAACATTCTATCGCATAACAACAAGTTATGTGAAATCCTACATCAATCAATCAGAATTGCCAACTGTCACCGAAATTGTTGAAGATGAAGAAATCGAAGTTACTGACCCTATCGTGCTTGATGCATTATCAATGTGGACAGCAGGTAGATTATGGCAGAAATACAATGTCCGAACCAACAACCAAGAAGATGACACAAATGTCCTTGGTTTTGGAGATAAACTTGTAATACAAGCAAAAGAAATCCTAAAACCCTACAAATACTATAAAATGGATGTGTATTAACAATGGGTGCTTGGGATGAATTAGATACAGAATTAACAGTAGTTAACGATGTTTCTGCATTAGATGACATTGTAAAAGAATGTAGTGGAGAATTCGCAGACATCTTTCAAGAAGTCATTCAAGATGCAGAGAATCTCAAAACTGCAATCGATGAAGGAAGTCAACTTGGATTGGAGATAACTGCAGATAGATTAATGAGCAGAGAATCAAGATATGCAACAGATTCATCCCATCGTGCAGAAAATTCAAGAGCATCCGGAAAACTTGCTTCCAGTATTACTGTCGAAGGGGGTGGATATCAATACACAGTTGGAACAACTATTGATGAAATCTATCCAATGTCTGTTGAATATGGTAGAGATGAAGTACATCCAATACCACCAAACACACGATTACGATTCTATGGACAAGATGGTTATTTAATCTATCCATTAATGTCTGCAGAAGCACCACCATATCCCTTTGTTCAACCTGCTTACGATGAAATCGTAGATTTAATTGAAGGCGATGGATTTGGTGTATTTCGTGAAGTATGTAAAAACATTGAAGATGTATTAGGTGGTTAAAATGTTGAGTACAGATGAAACAATATTAAACATCTTAATAGATGCAAAAACAGAAGAAAACGAATTATTACAATATTTCAAAATCAATTACCCTTCAGAGAAAGTTTCAGAAGAATCTAACAGTATATTTATTGCATCAGTAGATTCAGAATCACA